TAGTAAAAATTCATGCAGTTATTCGGTTTTTTTTCGAATTAATCAAACTGCCCTTCCTGATCTAGGTGAAGCAGTTCATCCCGGATATCTGTGTACCTTCCCCGGAGTAGGCAGGAAGTCTTATCATAGAAGTAAATCACTTGAATATCGTGAACCAATTCCTGCACATAGGCGATATCATCCACCCGAACCATGCGCCTTACAAATTCATGTTTGACTTCAAGCCCAAGTTCTGCCCAATCCATCGTGCTTCCTCCTAGCATTACATCGATTTCGATCCACATATTAAAAAAGCTTTTTAGAGATTCCCAAAGTGTGAATTTTTGTCACAGGTTGGTACTGATAGGTAAACAGGTATTTGTTATCCAAGTAGGAAACTTTTACGCTAGGATCAAGAAGTGAATTCACCCCGGCACCTAGGTAGATCCCCTTGGGCTTTTTGATTATCGTTTCTGTTTTTGTTTCCGTGATTGTGTTGGTTACCACGGGAATCTTAAAATCGTTTGTGGCAGTCATTTTTAGGACTTCTCCAAGGACTTCACCGCTTAGATGGGTATTCCCATACTCCGAAGGAATGGAGGTCTTAAACAGGCTAATTTTAGGCTTAAAATCAATAAGGATTGTATCCCTTAAAATTTGTGATTTTATACTCATTTTTGGCACATAAACTGTGTCCACTACACGAGTGTAAATTGTGTCACTTTCTACCTTCGTTTCAAACTTGTAGACAGTCTCCTGCTCTGGTCTAGGAAAAAGAATAAAAGCTAAAATAAGCCCTGCAAGGAAAGCTAAAATAGCAATATTGATTTTTTGGTTATCTGTATTGAAATTCATTGCTCTATAAATAAATTATCCTGCTCAAGTATTTTTCTTAATTCCTTACGGCAAAAATCGTAAGCCCTGTAGGTATCGTCACTTAGTTCTTTATACTTCAGTTCTGATCTTAGCAATTGATCAAAGTCCCATATAGCACTTTTGTAATTGTGGCCATTAATAGCTGCTTGAAAATCTGTATTATCTTCAGGCAAATCAAATTCAAGGTTTGCTTTCATAGTGGAAATTTATTTGAATCAATTAACAAATCATAATTCTCTGAGCCATCCTTCACAAGCCTTCTTCCGTTCAGGACTAGAATCCTACCGCCTACAGGCTTAACCGGTGCGCCCCTCTCGATATGCCATCCTTGAGATCCATCCCCGTATTCCTCCTTATATGTGCCCGTGATAGCTAGGTGAATCTGCTTCTGTTGTAATTCGTAAACCCTTTTTCCTTGGTTATATTGCAGGGCATCCCTCACATCATTTCTACTTGAGTTCTCATGGATGTGACCCATCACAAAGATATCCATGTTTTCATAGGTTTCCAATGCTCTAGTCAAGTTGATAGCACCCTTGGTGACTATTCCACCCCCACCTGAGCCGTGATGGTACTTTAAATTTTTTATCATAGAAGTGCTATGCCGTAACTCATATTTAATAACTAACCATCCGCCATATCCCCCGGCGTAGACTTGGCTTTTGTTTTTGTAATTTAATAGATCTACAAATCTCTGGAGGATATCTGTTTCCTGATATTTAATTATTGAGGTTTCGTGATTACCGTATCCGATAACAGTCAAAATAGATGCATAAGGTGACCACCAATCTACCGCAGTTTCCACAATTGAGTCAAGATACTTTGCGTTATTATGCTCAGGCAAAATGTCGCTTTTGTTTCCCCTTTTGTCTCCCTTCCCCTGCATTAAACAGAAAAGGTCTCCATTAATGAAGACCGGGATATTCTGTTCCAGACAATAATCTAAATGACGCTTCAGCATTACTCGATCACATTTAGGATTATCCCAATGTATATCCGAAAGTAAGGCTACCCGGTTTTCTTCTTTGCTTAAAGAAATGCTGTGAACATTCCTTGCAATTTTTGTTAGTTCCATTAAATTGGTATATAGGTTGCTTTCCCCTTAGACCGAACGGCCTTAAGTTTTTGATTCCTGTTTCCTGATTTCGTATAGCTAACATGAACCCAGTCAGGATTGGAATCCGTTCCAAACTCCCAGATCAGCTGATCATATTCTAAATTATCCTTGATAAAGTCAAAGATCATTCTATTAGTTACATCACTATTAATTCCATCCATGTCGATATCGATCGCTTGACCTTTGCAATGCTGAGAAGATGCGCTTCCTCCAATAAAACTATTTAAAGCTTTGCTTCTGTATCCGCTAGAAATAAAAATAGGTACACCGAAATGCACCCTGATAGGCTCGAATACTTTCTCTGCTAAAAGCTTAAAATTTTCCAAATGATCAAAAGTAGGGGTGTTATCTATACCCTGCCTTTTAGCTGTGTCACTTCTGGTAATTTCTGAAAGATTCAAATTAGGGCTTATTTTCATGATCTGTTTTCTTAAATATTTTTTCAGCAGCCGTGATCCCCAAAGCAGCAGCAGACAGGGCAGCCACCGAATATACTAGGGGTTCGTTTTGGTTAATGAATAAAGCATAGCACAAAGTGATCGCAGTCATTACACCTACTAGCCGTTTGCTAGATGCTTGACCACCTTCAGAAAGGAAGCCTTTTGACCAATCAAAAAACTTTTTCATCTACCTTGACCTCTGTATTTTTTAGGTTTGTTCAATGACTTGGAATAGCTTTTTTTTGCCTTCCCATTTCTCCTTTTTCCAAATGTAACCTTGACCTGAGCGGTGCCCCCTTTAGCCTTTGCCATTGCTTTTTTTGATTTCGGCTCGTATTTTATACACCAAATAAACTATTGATAAAATCGATATTACCGAAGTAAATATTACATTGACCATTTGAAGGCCTGCCATAGCAGTAACATTTGCAAAGATTGCCAAGAAGGTAGACGGCACTCCTAGTTCATCGCTTTTCAATATATTCATCTCTCTAGTTAGTTGGAACTTGACAAAGATTCAAAGGAATAGGAGCAGTTATTTCTATGTCTATACTCACCCCGGCTGCAAAGTCATCAAATCGCTCCTGAAAGAATTCTACAGATGCCTGCGCAGGTGTGTTAAATGAATAGGTATTATCTAGTTTTAGTTTAGCTAAAACATCCAAGGCTACAAGAAGCTGATCACTTTGAACCTGAAGTCTGTTGCTTTTATCTTCAGTCAATAGATCTGCAAATAGAAGAACTAAGCGATATCGCATAGTAGTATTTGAATACTGCGAAGGTCTTACAACTGTCCAAAATACAGGGTAGACAATTTCACCCCCATTATCTGTGTAGTCATAAATATCACCCTCTCCGAATGTCCGGATCATCGGGTGTGCTTCTTGGATTGCTTTTAACTTTGCTACTAGATTTGCTAGGGTCATCTTGTTTGGTTAAATATTCCTTGAGTTTTTTTTCGTTCTTGGAATAGGCCATGATTAAAATGGTTTTTTGTATCTGTTTCCTTGGTATCTTTCGGAATACGGACGGTAATCTTCATAGTCCCCACGACCTAAATTGATAGCCACCTTGTACTGATTGCTCACAGGCTGAATTGTAGTTACATCGCTACCCGGATTCAAGTACTCAGGATAGAGCGTGTTGTTTGCAGTTAGGTAATTGATAGATCTTTCCGCATACCATTCAGCATATCCCTTGTAGTATTGGCTAATGCTTTGAAGTTCTGCAAAGGTTGGTTCTGTGATGTTCTCGCTTTTGCGCTTTACCACTCCCTTATTTACGAACTTGTACTGCATGGCCATTGGCAATTCACCCAGAACGTAGTTAAATAGCGTGTCTGTTAGATAGCTATCTAGCAAAGTTTTATAGACTGCATTTCCTGCTTGACCAATGGTACCGGCTACGATCAAAGAAAGAATCTTATCATATAGCGCAGTTCCACAGATAGGATGGATGTATCTATCCTGAGTCATTTTGATGACTTGAGTCACATTCTTTAGATCAATATTGTTGCTAGCTACGGTGAAATCCTTGAAGGACTGTTCCGAGATCATTAATACATTTGCGCTCATCGTGATGTTTTTTCTACTACTACATTTCTTTTCCACTCGTGACGGCAGTAAGGAGTCACGATATTAGTTCCCGGTCTTCTATACCACCCACCACAAAGCTGAAAAACGGAATAGCCTAATTGGTTTGAGATGTTTTGAATTTCTTCACGGGTAAACAAAAGGCTTTTGCCTTTACCGTCAGAATTAAATAATTTTTCGCACAATGGCCTAGACTTAGATCCTTCTTTTAGATCAGGGATGCCTGTTCTTTCTTCATAGCTGTATAGCACCTTGAAAGAAGTTACAGGCTGAAGTCTCTTGATAGCTGCATCACCTGTACGGGTCACGGATCTAGTAATCAATCCTTCACGGCTGATTTTTTCTACTAGAACTTGGTCATCTATCAAGGTGTTAATTCTTGAAATCACAGAAGCTTCATCTATTCCTACCGCCTTAGCGATTTGTGGAATAGTTACGTTCTCATTTCTTTGAATCTGAGTGATGATTTTTCTTTGCACTTCATTTAGCATATACTCAGCAAAGAGATCTTGCTTTATAAATTCATCCATGCTTGAAAAGGTCATCTTAGAAGTTTCAATAATTTTAAAACCATCTTTAGATATTCCCTTACCTTCAAACAAGCTTAGAATTTCGTCGTCTTTTTGGGTATGGCTGCATGAAAGTTGCAAAGTTTCTACCGGGGCAGGTTCCTGTCCTATGTTCTCAGGGGTTACAATATCATTTTTATTAGGCAATCCGATCAAGCTGCGAAGTTCGTTTACATCCATGCTTTCTACTACCTTGGTAGCTATTAAAGGGGATAGGCTGTTTAATGAGTTGATTATGTCCTGAGTTCCTGCTGATTCTTTCTTCTCAATTGGTGCAAGACCTAGCTTCTCACGGATTTCATCCTGAGTCATGTTGGCTGAGATGATTGCCTCTGAGAATTCAAAAGATATTGGCTCTGTAGGTTTTAATTCAAGATCAGCGATGATGTCATTGAACTTGAATAGGTAGTTCATCACTTCCTCAAGTGCCCGCTGCTTTGAGTTCACATAGGTGTTCTGGAATAGCTGATAGGCTTCACGCATTTCAGATCTTCCCCCTAGTTGGCCTTCGGTTTTAATTCCAAAAAGCATTGGGCTTGTGATCTTGTGACCGCTAAAAATTTCCTGTTGTACGGTTAAGTTTAGAAGGTCAAAATGCTTGTCAAGTTCGGTGCCTGATAGATCAATTATAGAAGGCTCATTCTCCTTGCTATCGTTAAAAGCTAGCATGAATTTACCTGCGTTTTTAGATCCGCTGAATTTGTTCTGGAATTGTCGCTCAATTCTATCCTCTTCCTCTTGGCTTACCTTCCCCCCGTTCAAGTTTATCAACTTGCTAGAGAACATCCCGTTATTGATCGTGTTCAAGTGGTACTCACCTATCGAAATATCTAGTTCAATGTAGGATATGGCACCCCGGTAATCAGGAAGGGAATAGGTATTTACCCC